CAAAGGACGCGGCGCGTACGGGTTTACAATTTAAATATCTGCATCAATCACATTTTAGGAGAAACATGGCAGGCAAAGGTCCAGCGCCTAAGGACGCAGAACAGCGCAGACGCAGAAACATCGACCCTGTGCCTACTCAAGTCGTTACACAAGACGGCATTTTGCGTGGCCCTGATTTGCCAGCTGGCTACCCCTGGCATTCGCAGACTTTTCGCTGGTGGGACACTTGGCGCAAGTCAGCACAAGCTGTCACTTTCACTGACACTGACTGGGACTTTTTAATCGACACAGCCTTGTTGCACTCGTCTTATTGGAACGGTGACAACGTAGGAGCAGAATTGCGACTCCGAGTCGCGAAGTTTGGCGCTACACCTGAAGACAGAATGCGGCTTCGGTTGCAGGTTGACGGTGAAGCAGAGGGGGCCAAATCGAACAAGACCCTATCTGACCAGCGACGAACTCGTTTGTTGAGAGTGGTGGGGGAGCTTGACAAAGAAGAAACGACAACAGAGTAGCTTCATCTCTCTCGGTTGGGACGCGATTGACTGGATTGAGACTTATCTAGTTCACGGCCCAGGCGACGTGCAAGGTGAGGCCATCACTCTAGACGACGAACAAGCGGCTTTCATTTTGAAAGCTTATGAACTGGACAAACATGGGCGACGCGTTACACGACGAGCTTTCTTTTCTCGACCAAAAGGTCGTGCGAAATCGGAGCTTGCTGGAATGCTCGTTTGCTTTGAGGCTCTCGGCCCTGCTCGCTTTGACCATTGGGACGCCTTCGGCAATCCAGTTGGACGACCAGTCCAGTACCCGTTCATTAGATGCCTAGCCACTGAAGAATCGCAATCTGGCAACACGTACGACAACGTGCGTTACATGCTGGAGCACATCAAAACGAACTTCGGCACTGAGTACCCAGGCATAGACGTCGGACTCACACGAACTTTTCTTAAAGGTGGCGGCGAAATCGTCCCATCAACAGCAGCATCAGCCTCAAAAGACGGCGGCAAAGAGTCATTTGCGGTTGCTGACGAAACACACCTCTATTCGAGCCCCGAGCTCAAGCGAATGCACGAAACCGTTCGGCGTAACTTAGCCAAGCGCAAGGCTGCAGACCCTTGGATGCTAGAGACTTCGACAATGTATTCGGTAGGCGAGGAATCAATCGCCGAACAAACGCACCGCTTATGGATTTCGATACAAGAAGGCCGCACTAAAAATCCAGGCCTGTTATTCGACCACAAGCAAGCGCCCGAAGTGCCCGACCTGCAGGACAGTGAGAAGCTCAAAAAAGCGCTTGCTGTCGTGTATGGGCCCGCATTTAAATGGTTAGACATCAATCGTCTAATGGCCGAAATACAAGACCCGATGACTAAAGCATCGGACGCAAGACGCTACTTTTTAAACCAACCGTCAACAGATACCGACCGCTACATGAACATCACAGCATGGAACGCAGCGGCTGAGCCTGAAGAGCTACTCGAAGGCACCGAAGTGGTGCTCGGGTATGACGGCTCTCGCAAAGACGACGCCACAGTGCTTGTTGCTTGCAGAGTTGAAGACGGCAAGATATTCCAACTCGAGTGTTGGGAACGACCACCTGGCCCTGCGGGTTACGGCTGGGAAGTTCCAAGAGTCGAAGTTGATGAAGCTGTTCGAATGGCGTTTGCCAAGTACAAGGTCCACAAGATATGGGCTGACCCTTCAGGTTGGCAGTCTTACCTTGACGCTTGGAACTCCACTTTTGCGGACAAAGTCGTTGCAGTCTATCCTTCAAGCCAGCGAAAGCTGATGGCGCAAGGTCTTGACCGTTTTCTTGAAGACATTCTTGAAGGCAGACTTAAGCACAACGGCGCAGCCGAACTTACAAGGCACGTGACGAACGCGGTACCAACACGGTACGGCCAAGTCATGAAACCGTCGCAAAGTCACAAGATTGACGGTTTGATTGCCGCAGTTTTGGCTTACCTAGGCCGCACCGAAGCGCTGGTCAACCCCGAGCCCGTTGCACCCAAAGTCACTTATCACTCAATTCAAGTCTAGGAGAACCATGAAGCGTTTTGATTTCGGTCTTGTTGTTGAGATTGTTGGCGTTGCACTTGTAACAACTGGACTTGCTTTGTTCTCACCGCCGATTGCCCTCATCGCTCTCGGCTCTTTCCTCGTTTGGGCTACAGAAAAGGCTAACTGATGACCGCTGGCATTTACAACACAACTATCGACCAAGGCTCAGTGTGGTCGGTTGTGCTTGTGTACACCGACTCCAATGACGCACCCGTCAACTTGACTGGCTACACAGCAGCCATGCAGTTACGACAGAATTACAACTCTGAAGTTGCCGACTTAACGCTGACCACAGCGAACGGCGGCATTTCGATTGTAGGCGCCACTGGCACTATCACAATCACAGCCACCGCAACACAGACTGGCTTGCTTGACCCAGGCTTTTACGTTTATGACCTCGAGCTCACATCAGGCTCAAACATCTCTCGCCTAATCCAAGGCCAGTTGACAGTAGCAGAGCAGGTGACACGATAATGGCAGCCAACAAAGTTACTATCAACGAAACCAACAACACAGTTGAGATTTCAGCCCCAGGCCCACAAGGTGCACAAGGACCAACTGGTCCAACAGGTGCCACAGGCCCTGCAGGTGCCACAGGCCCAGTCGGTGCTACAGGCGCTACAGGCGCAACAGGCCCAACAGGCGCAGTCGGTCCAACAGGCCCAACAGGCGCAACTGGCCCAGTCGGTGCCACAGGTCCAGTCGGCGCAACAGGTCCAACTGGAGCTACAGGCCCAACTGGAGCCACAGGCCCACAAGGCATTCAAGGCGACACAGGCGCAACTGGCCCAACAGGCCCAGTTGGTGCAACAGGTCCAACAGGCTTAACAGGTGCAACTGGAGCTACTGGCCCAACAGGTGCAACTGGAGCAACAGGCCCACAAGGCATTCAAGGTGTGCAAGGCATTCAAGGCGAAACTGGAGCAACTGGTCCACAAGGTGAGACTGGTGCGACAGGTCCGACAGGTGCAACAGGCGCAGCTTCGACAGTGCCAGGCCCAACAGGTCCAACAGGCCCAGCTGGAGCGACAGGCCCAACAGGCCCACAGGGTGAGGCTTCAACCGTGCCTGGACCAACAGGCGCCACAGGCCCTGCGGGTGCTACAGGCCCAACTGGTGCAACAGGCTCACAAGGAATCCAAGGCCCAACGGGTGCAACTGGTCCACAAGGTGCGGCTGGTGCGAATGGTGGCTCTACCAGTTTATTCGATTACAACGCAGACACCTCATCAACTTCAGGTGACCCTGGTGCTGGCGACATACGCTGGAACAACAGCACTCAAATCAACGCTACAACGTTGCTCATCGACCATTTAGACACCAATGGCAACGATGTTGACGTGTTTATCGCGCTGCTCAAAGCAGACGATTTCATTATCATTCAAGACCGAGATGTTCACACCAACTTTCAGAAGTTTAAAGTCACAGCGGCTGCAACCGTTCTCGGTGGCTACAGCACCGTTCCAGTAGTCTTAGACTCATCAGGCGGCACTGGCACCACCAACTTCACCAACTTTCAAGCCCTCGCTTTGTTGCTTATCAATGTCGGTCTTACAGGCGCAACTGGCCCAATCGGTCCAACAGGTCCAACTGGCGCGACTGGTCCAACAGGCCCAGCAGGCGCAACTGGAGCCACAGGCCCACAGGGCGATGCGGGTCCAACTGGAGCAACAGGCCCAGCGGGTGCGAATGGAGCGACAGGCGCAACTGGTCCACAAGGTGAGACTGGCGCAACGGGCCCAACAGGCCCAGTTGGTGCCACAGGTCCACAAGGTGCGACTGGAGCTACAGGCCCACAAGGAATCCAAGGAATCCAAGGCGTTCAAGGAATCCAAGGCGAGACTGGAGCGACAGGTCCAACAGGCCCAGTCGGCCCAACAGGCCCAGCTGGTGCTACTGGCCCAACTGGCGCTACAGGCGCAACTGGTCCGCAAGGAATCCAAGGCGATACTGGCGCAACAGGCCCAACAGGTCCAGCGGGAGCCACAGGCCCTGCAGGCCCAACAGGCCCAACAGGCCCACAAGGAATCCAGGGTGACACTGGCGCAACTGGCCCAACTGGTGCAACAGGCCCAAGTGGCGCAACAGGCGCAACAGGTCCAAGCGGTTCTACTGGCCCAACAGGCCCAACAGGTCCACAAGGTGGCGACAACCCAGTTGTTGACTACATAGACGGTGGAGCAAACGCTGCTGGCATTACTGGCGACGTGATTTACAATGCGGGGCTGTCCAACGCAAGTAGTTGGACGTACACCATCGACGCAGGTGCGTCGGTTACAACCTTCTAACAAAGAGAGAAAGAAGCCACTATGACAGCAAGACTCCAAAATCGCCGTGATACGGCAGCAAACTGGACATCTAACAACCCAACCCTTGCTGCAGGCGAAATCGGCTATGAAACCGACACCACGAAGTTCAAGATTGGCGACGGTGCAACTGCTTGGAGCTCACTTGCTTATGCCTACGCGGCTGGTGCTACAGGCCCAACAGGTGCGACTGGCCCAGTTGGCGCAACAGGTCCAACAGGAGCAACAGGCCCAGCAGGCGCTACAGGCGCGACAGGCCCAGTCGGTGCAACAGGACCACAAGGCATTCAAGGTGAAGTTGGCCCAACTGGGGCAACAGGTCCAGTCGGTGCCACAGGCCCAGTTGGTGCAACAGGCCCAACAGGTTCCACAGGCCCAACAGGAGCTACAGGCCCAACTGGCCCTGGCCTTTTAGTTGGCTTTAGCCCACAAACTGGCAATTACACTCTTGCAATCGGTGACCTTAACGAATTGGTCACAGTCAACGCAACAGCGACAATCACAGTCCCACCTTCAGTGTTTGCTGCCAACGACCAAATCCATGTTCAACAAACTGGTACTGGTCAACTCACATTTGCACAAGGTGCAGGTG